GAATTCAACATTGGAAACAAAAGTAAGATGGCGGGTGCTTTTATGCAACGTCTTCAATTTATTCTTGATTCTGAAAACATTACATACGAAAATCAGGTTCTTGCTGAACTGATTATGAAATACATTCCAGATTGGAGACGTGTCATTAATGAGTGTCAAAGATATGGAATGAGTGGGACCATTGATACTGGCATTCTTGTTACTCTTTCTGAGTCAAGTGTAAAGGGATTAATGAGTGATCTTAAAGACAAAAACTTTAAGGGTATGCGTAAATGGGTTACAGATAACATGGACGTAGAATCCGCAAAAATATTTAGAATGGTTTATGACAATATGATTTCATATGTCGAAGCTTCAAGTGTTCCACAATTAGTGCTTATACTTGCTGACTATTCATATAAAGATAGCTTTGTTGCAGATCATGAATTAAATGTAGTGGCATGTATGACAGAAATAATGTCACAAATTAAATTTAAATGATAATATTAGTAGCAATTATTATTCCAATAATAGTAATATTGTTATTAATATTTACTTAGGAGACCAAGATGGTTGAACAACTGGCAAGTTATGCATCTATTATTGTCGCATTGGCTATGGTTAATGTGGTGTGGCAATTAGAGAAAGCATCTAAATTATTACAAACTATCAGCAGATTTTTAGCTGAAGCTGTGGACGAACACGATGAATCCATTTGAAATAATTAAAGCAATATCCTCTACTAAAAAGGATATATTGGAAAATGAGAAAGACTATAATGGTTTTATGGTTAATCGTGGGTTGTCTTATTTTCCTGATACGGTGATATATGCAAATGAAATGAACAAATACCACCACCTAGACTCACGTCTTCAATTCGATTTTCTTATAAATATTGTTAGGAAGCGGAATCGTTTCTCCAAGTGGAATAAGTCTATTGAATCTGAAAATATCAATGCTATAAAAAAGTTTTATGGTTATAGTAATGAAAAAGCTCGTGATGTACTTCCGCTTTTAAGTGATGAAAATCTTAAAATACTAAGAGGAAGAATACAACATGGCGGAATTCAACGATGAACTGGTTAATTGGAAACCAGAGATGATGTTAGAAGTAATATTGGCAGAACCAGATGACTTTTTAAAAATACGTGAAACATTAACTCGTATTGGTGTAGCTTCAAAAAAGGATGCTAAACTATATCAATCTTGCCATATACTTCATAAACAAGGAAGATATTTTATAACACATTTTAAAGAACTATTCTTGTTAGACGGAAAACCTTCTAACCTAACAGAAAATGATCTTAAACGTAGAAACACAATTGTTAAACTAATGGATGATTGGGGACTACTTGAAGTTGTTACTCCTGTAGGAGAAGTTGCAGCTTTAAACCAAATTAAAATAATATCCCATAAAGATAAAGCAGATTGGGAATTATGCCCGAAATATAATATAGGTATTAAATGAAACCTGTATAAATAAACTTGTAGGACGCCGAAAGGGCCTACAATTTAACGTAGTCATGGTGACTACACTTTTAACCTTGCTATTTAATAGGAGGACAATATGTCAAACTTAGCATTTAGAAACTTTCCAAGGGACACTTTCCTTGGATTTGAATCACTTTTTAATACATTAGAGGCAATGCCAGCACAAAAATTGGATGTTGCTCGTGGGTCTGGGTATCCACCTTATAATGTTATTAAACGTGATGATGGTCATTTTTTAATTGAAATCGCCGTTGCAGGTTTTTCAAAAGAGGATATAGATTTAACTCTTGAAAAACAGATTTTAACAATTACTGGTAAGAAACACACCGGTACAGATACAAGGGAATACTCACATCGTGGTATTTCAACAAGAGCGTTTGAGCGTTCATTTACTTTAAGCGACACCCTATTTGTTCTTGGTGCCGATATTGTAGATGGAATGTTAGTTGTTATTTTGGAGAACAATATTCCAGATGAAGACAAACCTCAAACAATTAATTTAGGTGACTTGCCTAAGCACGCTAAAAAGCTGTTGCTAGGCTAATATAAATACTAAGGAGCACTATGGCATATTCAGATCAAGTTTTAGACCACTACAATAATCCACGCAATGTGGGTAAAATGGACATAAATGACCCGAATGTCGGGACTGGTATGGTAGGTGCTCCTGCTTGTGGCGATGTTATGAAGCTACAAATCAAAGTTAAAGATGACATTATTGAAGATGCAAAATTTAAAGCATACGGATGTGGTTCTGCGATTGCTAGTTCTAGCATGGTTACAGAATTGCTCAAAGGTATGTCATTACAAGAGGCAAAAGACATTAAAAATACTTCTATCGTAGAAGCTCTTAGTTTGCCTCCAGTTAAGATACACTGCTCAGTCTTAGCTGAAGATTCAATTAAAGCAGCAGTTAGAGACTATCAAGGAAAACAACCAAAGGAACACAGATGAATGAAGTTAGATTAGTCCGTCTTACGACGGGTGAAGAATTATTATGCGAAATACACGAACAAACACAATTATCGATGACAGTTAAAGACCCAGTTTTATTAATACCAAATGCAGATAAAATTGGATTTATGCCATATATGCCTTATACAGAAATTGGTATATTTGGACTTGAAATTAAACAAGACCATGTAATGTTTAATCTTCAACCAACTGACGAAATGATAGACAGTTATAATAAAATGACTGACAGAATTGTAACCCCATTAAAACCAAGAATTGTAACATAAACTGTTTACTTTTAGTACAATTTATGGTATAATATAACCATGAATCAACAAACGTTCTACACACACGCCTTCCGTCACGGTAAGGTAATCAAATATACTGGCTATGAGAATGGTGATAAAGTTTCATACACCATTCCATTCCGTCCATCACTTTACGTCACAACCAAAAAAGAAGCTAAATGGCATGCCTTAGATGGCACCCCAGTAGAACCTATACACTTTGGTAGTATGAGTGAAGCTACAGAATTTATGAAGCAATATAAAGATGTTCCTAATTTTGACATATATGGAAATACTAATTATGTTGCTCAATATATTAATGAAGAATTTCCAGGCAATATTGAATGGGACCGTAGTCTTATTAATGTTACCTCACTTGATATAGAATGTAAGTTTGGTGAAGGTTTTCCTGACCCAGCTCTTGCCGATCAGGAAGTAACAGCCATCACAACAAAAAACAATATAGATGATGTTTATTATACATTTGGCTGCGGCGATTATGATAAAGAAAAATCTATAATGCAAACACATGAAGTTCGTTATATCAAATGTGGAAACGAAAGGGAACTACTTCATAAGTTCTTATATCACATGGCAAAAACATCCCCTGATGTTCTTACAGGTTGGAATATAGAATTTTTTGATATACCATATCTTATAAATCGTATAGAAAAAATCATTGGTGGGAATAAAGAGAAAATGTTATCACCTTGGAAAATGATTGACAAACGTGAAGTACAACAACCATTTAGTACTAATACGCGTGTTAAATATGACATAAAAGGTATTACATGTCTTGATTATCTTGCAATCTTTAAAAAGTTTGCATTTACTTATGGTCCACAAGAATCATATAAACTTGACAATATCGCTAATGTAGTTCTTGGTGAGAAGAAGCTTGACTTTGGTGAGGCCTTAGACTTAAATGAATTACATGACAATGATTATCAAAAATTTATTGATTATAACATTAAAGATGTAGAGTTGATTGATAGAATGGAAGATAAGCTTGGTTTAATTACCTTATGTTTAACTATGGCTTATAAAGGTGGAGTTAACTATGATTCAGTTCTAGGGACCGTGGCGATATGGGATTCATTAATCTATAGGGATTTACATTCGCGAAATATAACAATACCACAAAACGAAGAATCAACTAAAGGCGCATATCCTGGTGGTTATGTTAAAGAACCACAAGTAGGTATGCATGATTGGGTATGTTCATTCGACTTGAACTCTCTATATCCATCAATCATTATGCAATATAATATGTCTCCTGAGACTATACTAGTTGGTATGGATGAGCGAGGAGTCAATGTTGAATCCACACTTGCTGGTAAAGTAAGAAACAATATACCTAATACAGCGTTGGCTGTTAACGGTGTGCGTTTCAATACAAAAACACCTGGTGTGCTTCCCATGATCATTCAAGAAATTTATAATGAACGTGTTAAATTCAAACAAAAACAAATTAAAGCTGAACAAGAATTAGAATTAATTGCTAATAAGTCAGAACAATATAGTTTAGAAAAACGAATAGGTATTGCTAAAAATCAACAATTAGCTCTTAAGATTCTTCTTAATAGTTTATATGGAGCGATGGGTAATAAATGGTTCAGATATTTTGATATGAGAATAGCCGAGGGTATCACCCTAACTGGTCAAGCAACTATCAAATGGGCTGAACAACATTTAAACAATTATCTTAATGAGACATTGGAAACTGATAAAGATTATGTAGTTGCTATTGATACTGATTCAGTATATGTGTGTCTTGATGAATTCGTCAAGCGTTATAATCCAAAAAATCCTATTAACTTTTTAGACAAATTATGTTCTACTGCGTTAGAAGATGCTCTCACCAAATGTTACGATGAATTATATACAAGACTTGGCGGTATGGAAAACAAAATGGTTATGGGTCGTGAAGTTATTGCTGATCGTGGTATATGGACAGCAAAGAAAAGATACATACTCAACGTACATGATAATGAAGGTGTTCGTTATGCCCAACCTAAATTAAAGATTATGGGTATTGAAGCTATTAAATCAAGTACTCCTGCGATATGTAGGCAAGCATTAAAAGATATGTTTAAAAGAATTATTGAAACTAATGAAGAAACAGTTCAAGCTGATATACAAAATTTTAAGAATGTATTCTCCAAAGCGTCAGCTGAGGAAGTATCATTCCCTCGTTCAGTACAAAATATTCGAAAATGGATTGATAAAGAAACTATATATAAAAAGGGTACACCTATTCATGTACGTGGTGCAATAATGCATAATCATTTAATAGATAACCAAAAGCTTCAAAGAAAAGTAGAAAAAATACATGGTGGCGATAAAGTTAAATTTACTTATTTGCGAAAGCCAAACCCAACTAAAGAAAATGTTATTGCATTTGTTGATTATCTACCTAGGCAATTTAAACTTGAAGACTATATAGATTATAATCTTCAATTCGAAAAAACATTCTTAGGTGCAATTGAACCAGTTTTAACAGCAGTTGGATGGGAAAGTGAGAAAAAAATTACTTTGGAATCTTTTTTCAATTAACGTATGTACTTTCACATAAACTATGATATAATATTAATATAAATGGAGAAAAAATGAGTACAAATTGGGTAAGTGATATTAATCTTATGCACCAGAAATATGGTGTACATGAATGGATTAAAAAAGCAACACCATTTCAATTAAAAAAATATATAGAATTCCGATTAAATTTTATTAAAGAGGAATATGATGAGACACGAGAAGCAATTATTATGGAAGATGCTGAAGAGATCGTTGATGGTCTTATTGATTTGTGTGTTGTTGCTATTGGTACGTTAGATGCAATGGGTATTAATTCAATTAATGCATGGAATACAGTATTAGAAGCAAATATGGCTAAGGAAGTTGGTGTGAAAGAATCACGTCCAAATCCATTAGGCATACCAGATTTAATTAAGCCTGAAGGTTGGACAGCACCAAGTCATAAAGGTAATCATGGTAAAATACCAACAGCATTTGAACCAGATATTGATGAAGCATTAGATGAACTTCTTTCTAGATCTAAAATATCACGTATGGATATTATAGGTCAAAACGGCAATGACGGTTTACATTATGACTTTCAAGCTGGTAATATTAATCAACAAGCGCAAGATGAAATTGCTGCTTCAACTGGAAAGGAGACATATTTTGATTCACTTCCTGACGTTGTTCATAGTACAGATGTAGAAGAAAGAGCTGTTTGGCGAGATGACCCAAATCATCCAAAATATATTTTAAATAGGAAAACAAAGGAGAAATAATATGTACAGTTGGAGTAAAAATTGGCCAACCTTAACCGAACTCTTTTTCGGTAAGGGTAATGGACCACAAGGAAAATTGGTTAAAGAAAAAACAGTGGATAGTGGAAACTTTCCTAATGGTATGACCGCAAAAAAACCAGTAAAAAGCAAGGATAAATAATGGAAGAATTATATAGAGAATTTGAACAACTGGCTGCAAAAAATGAACCCCTACAATGCGCAGGAATCATGATGGCACAAGCTCTTAAAATTTATAAGGCAGCATTGTCTGAAGATGAATTTAAAATGATTACATCGAAAATACTAGAAAGTAGAGATGATATTCAAATGCCTGATAAGCCAACATTAAATTAAAATGGCAGATCGAATAGCAATACAAAAATCCCAGATAGATTATCGTAAATGGCTATTAATTTATAAAGCTAAAGAACTTGATAAGCTAACACTGGAAGAGCATACTAAGTTTAGTAAACTTTATGCTGGTTGGAAAGTCGGTAATATATCAAGAGAATGAAATCATTAACTTTATTTAAGTCTATATTTGACAATAAAACAAATAAGCAAATGGACTTTGAAGATTGGACTGTATTTGAACGTATGCTATTTGATTTATCTAAATATCCTCGTAAGGATAAAAAATCGGCACAATTAATATCCCCTGCAATATATAAAGAAAATACAACCCGTTGTAATGATGGTGTCATCAGTTGGGCTGGTTGGTGTGCAGTGGATGTAGATGACCAAAAATTTGAGGGTGAACTTGAGAAAGAATTATTAGATGCTTATGGAAAATATAATCATGTAATTTATTCAACTGCATCTTCTTCTTTAAAACAACCAAAATTTCGTGTTGTTTTTCCACTAAGCGTTGATGTTCCAAAAGAAAAAATTAAACATTTTTGGTATGCATTAAACAAAGAATTAGGTGAGGTAGGTGACCCTCAAACAAAAGATTTAAGTCGTATGTATTATATCCCTGGAAAGTATGAAGGTGCATATAATTTTATATACAATAATTTTTGTGGTGAAACGATGGACCCTAATGTTCTTATGCATAGGTATGATTATGTTGAACGTAGTGGTTCATTAATAGATAATCTACCACCTGAAATACGTAAAGCTATGTTAGCTCATCGTAAGAATGAAATGATAAACACAACTATCACTTGGAACAATTATAGAGATTGTCCATTTGTTAATAAAAAATTAGTTAAAGAGTATAATGAAATAACTGATACGGGCTGGTATACAAAGATGTATGCCATTATGGTTTCAATTGCAGGTAATGCGATACGTAAAAAATATCCTATTACTGCTCAAGAAATCACTACATTATGTAAGGAAATTGACTTTGAAAATGGTAATTGGTATAAGTCAAGGCCCTTTGACAAGGAGGCAGATCGTGCAATCGAATACATCTACAGTAACAATTGACACAGGTGAAATAGGCGAACAATTAGTAGAGGAATTTTTTCCTAAAGCAGAACGAACAGATGATTGGTTTGATTCTAAAAAAGATGGTACTATAAGGGAAAAAACCTACGAAGTAAAAACATTTAGATTAAATAATAGAGACCAAGGTTTCTGGATTGATAGTTCACAATTTCGTAAGCTTGATAATGTTGATATATTATATTTTGTTAAGATACCTGAATCATTAGAAGAAGGTGCAACTATTTATGAATGTATGGAACATACTGGTGAAGATGCATATGAAGCTTTTAAGTTAGGACCAATCAAACAAATGAGATGTTATTTTCTAGATAATTGTAAAAAAATTACAAATATACGTGATGAAAGAACTGATGCATTATATCATAATTCAGTGGTTATGTCAAAGCATAAAAGATTTACTTAAACTGTTTACTTTTGGCTATAACTATGATATAATATAACTATATTTAATGGAGTAGTATATGAAAGAATCACTAAAAGTTTTGCAAGCAGCTGCAGAACTTCAACAACAAAAATCAAACGATTATCAAAATCCTAATTCTAGGATTAAACAAGCTGACTATTATCCACATGGATGTTCAACCATATTAGATACAATGCATGCAAAAGTATTACGTATGCATTCAGTAATTGAAGCTATGGAATCTGACCCTAATTATAAACCAAACTTTGAATCACTTGAAGATTCATGTATTGATATTATAAATTATTGTTCATTTTTTGTTAGTTATTCTCGTGGTATGATGGAAGGTCAAGACTCAAATCGTGACTTTTTAAATAGGATTAAAGAAACAAATTCTGTAAGTGATGAACTTACAGATGTAAGTAAACAAATGCAACTTGGCCAAGTCTAATGTTGATTAGACCATATAAAGTATCTGATGTAAGAGACTATTTTATTGGTATGAAAAGTACCGGTCTTAATCATACTTTTGATAAGACTGGTGTTAAATGTATTGAATTAATTGGTGCATCATTCCTTGCAGATGAACCTGCAATATTTGGTACACCTAATATAGAATATATTAAAAAAGAAATTGCATGGTATAAATCCATGTCTTTAAACGTTAATGATATAATGGGATTTCCCAACCCACCACCAGCTGCTTGGAAATATGCAGCATCTGATAATGGTTGGATTCATTCTAATTATGGTTACTTAATTTGGCATCCTGAAAATGGTTATCAATATGATAATGTTAAAGAAGAATTAAAAGCTAATCCTAATTCGCGTAGAGCTATTATGATTTATAATAGACCACAAATTTGGAATGAATATAATATCGATGGCTGTAATGATTTTATATGTACTAATTCAGTAGCTTATTATATTCGTAATGGTGAATTACATTGTTCAGTATCAATGCGTAGTAATGATGTCGTATATGGATATAAAAATGATTATGCATGGCAACAATTTGTATTGCATGAATTAGCAAATGATTTAGATGTAGAACCAGGTGATATGATTTGGCAAGTACAAAATTTGCATGTTTATGAAAAACATTTTGACTTAATTAAACCAGGACCACTTCCTGGACCAAAGCCAGAATTATCAACAGCAGCAGCTTATGAAGGTTATGACAATAGGAATTACGGATGAAGATAGGTGTTATATTAGG